TCGTCGGCAAAATGCGACATATACGGTTAGACTCCGAGAGACCCCGACCCAAGCTGACCACTAGGACGCCCAGAAATCGTGTTTTGACGATTGAGTAAATCATTCACCATTGCAATTGTGATATTTTCTGGCGGCAACAAAATAATCTGATCGCGAGTGGGGGCAATATCCGAATTAAACGGAATGGCCCGAATTTTTAATTCACCAATCAAACTTGTCGTGATAGCGGTGGGGGTAAAGTTTGTGAAAGTAACCGTGCCCGTTTGAAAGTTTATCGATCCAATGTTTGATTTCACGAGCTGTGGGGTGCTGTTTGTGGAGGTTTTATAGACATGCACATTAGCGCCTTCATTTTGAATCCAGCACAACTTTTGAGTCAGTCCCGACTCATTGACGTGCGAGAAAAATTGTCCGGCAACTTTACTACTAACGGCAATGGCGTTTCCTGTGGACGTGCCTCCCAGACGCGATAGCTCAAGTGGATAAAACAAGGGGTTGGAAAACTTTACCGTATACGTACTTACTCCGGTCTGTATACTCAATCGCTTTTCTAACAAGAGCGCCGTCATATTACTCACCAGACTTACCTCGGCATCATCAATAGCCGAAGACAGTTGCGAGTATCGGAAGTAAGAACCAAACTGTCCCAATTGTGTGCGACGATAATCATCGATACTATTACGAACAGATGTCTGTAAGTCCTGAACAGACAACGCCGTGCGTGACTGGGTATATCGCACTTCACTGTCGGTCACTAAGTAAATATAGTCTGGGTCTACTGCCTCAAAAGATAAAATAGGCGAGGCTTTTGGTCGCAATACTTGCTTGATGATAGTATTCTTCTGGGTCGGACCAAACCGTTCGCCATCTACCGGCTTAAGACAAATAAACATTTTGCCATATGCCGGTGGGTCGTTATCTTCGCCGCCCCAGACGGTTAGCGAGTCAATACCACTCACTTCTGATAACAGCACGGCCCGCGCATCCTCTGGAGTCACCACCCGACCTTGTGTCTGGTAGATATTCGGAGCCAGACGTTTGATACTTTCGATACTCTCGCGTGCGGCACCGCCGCTAGCCGGAATATTCACATTACTTAGGACAATCGTAACGTTTGATGTATTGCTGACGGTACCTAACCCATTCCCCAGAAACGTAAAGTTATTGGCACCAGTACTGGCCGCCCCTCGCGATACCAGATACTTAGCCGTAACCTGTTGTCCTATACTTAAATTTCGACCTAACCGACCATCACCAAATTGAATTTCGTAATCGCCAGTATTAGTTTCAAAAAGAAAGTACACATTAGATGTAGAATTAACCGTAGCCGAAGACGTGGCTCGTTTGTATTCGTGTGTAACTTCGCTATTCGCAGTAGGACTTATCAACACATTGAGTGTCGTGGTATCCACATTTTGATTTAACACACGCAGAGTGGCTCCTGTTGATGTCCAGTTATTTTGCGTAATGTCATACACTTGAGTCAAGAGGACGCCTTCGCGGAGTTCAACTCCACGCATTGTAATTGCGGTATTCCCGCCTGGATACACTAACGTATCGTCCATTGTATAGAAGTCAAACAACGTGCCGGCGGCATTGCTGCGGAATTTTGTATATTTGGGAAGAAGTAAAACACCCTCACTGGCGCTGACATTTCCAATGGTCACGTCTACTTCGGCGCGAGACCCCGTCACCGACCGAGGGATATATCCGACCTGTTTGGCGGCGGCCACCACCGAGTTACGAAGTTGCGCCGTCTGAAGAAATACTTCATTGACCGCAAAGTTAGTATACCAGCCGTGGTAGTAGGCGTCATAGGCCAGAACATCAACCAGCAACGACAGTGCAGACCCCTCAAAATTGTAGTCCTGAAACTCACTACGATCTTGCAAGAATCGCTTGAGTTCGTCACGGACGCGGTCAAAGTCGAGAGGAACTAGTTGAATGTCGGGTGTAGATGCCATATAAGTTTACCGTAACCGCTGCAATAAGACGCCGGTGGTGACCACCGTGGGTAAATTACGAACAACAAAGGCAATCTCAATCCAGAGCGTGTGGGGTTCGAGATATTCTCCTGTTGGTTTTTTATCAGTATACACATCAATATATTGTAGAGTAATTCTGGGTTCAAATCGACGGAGCGTATCCCCAATCGACCGCACCAACACGGTCGTGGAGATCTCGTCTAACGGCTCAAACAACATCTTGTTCACTTCACCGCCCAAGCCAGGCTGAAACACGCGCTCAAATAAGCTCGTCAGCACGAGCAATCGAACCGATTGTTTTACGGCATCATTGTCTTCTAGCGTGGCCAAATCCTTAGTTACGGAATTCGGTAAAAACGTAATGTCGAAGTCGCTATACAAAGATGCCATGTTTGTATTTAGACACCCGCCAAAAATTGTTTATCCATTGTCGGTTATATTAAGGGCTGAGATTCGGATCCGGTTCCGTTCGGCCAGTTTTGTTCGGTGCCACCCCCGGTATTCGAGCTGGGCGTGGTGGATTCGTTACCAGTAGATCCGCCGGCGGGGGATCCGTCGGGAGTGGAGTTGCCAGGAGCGGATACATCAATATTAGATAGACCACCTGACGTTTGAGGGAGTGCGGTATCTAATCCCACTGGCTGTAATCGAGCTTGTCTGTTTGCCAACATGGCACTAAAATTTTCACCTTCTGTTACCAGTGTAGTTTGCTCGGTGGTCGCAGAAGCGTATTGATAGTGATGAAGTCCGTCGGTGTGTGTATCATTAAATGCTTTGGTTAAGACCTGGCGTCGACGCGCCGTGAGACGAAACGATGCATGAATCCATACCTGTCCCCCGCCACTTGCATCAAAACACAAGATTAGTTGGTCATACAAAATATGGTCACGCATCCATACGGCTAACTGAAAACACCGTTCTGCATTAGTTAAATCTCCGTTTCCGAGAGTAATATCAATAGCTTCTCCTATTTCGTGTGCACTTGTTGTAGAATTTTCGGCACGAAACCCTTCTAGAATGGTAAGCGCCCCCCATCCCGCCAATATCGAATATTGATTGGTAGGAGCATACACATTTTCAGCCAACAGCGTTAACCGATGCATTAGCTCGTCTTCGAGTAATCCTCGCTGTGAGTATAACCGTCCAGCCGACGTACTAATCGTCACCTGCTTAACTGCGCTGGCAGCAACAATCGCTTCTGCTTGGTCCAACGCAAAGCTCTCATTTTTTGGATTAAAAAATCGCGGAGACTTAAATAATGAGGCCGTGGTTTTGAATTGACGGGGAACTGTAGGCAGTCCCGACGCGAGAGGAGAACCCGACATCAGCGACGTTGCAATACCAGCAGCAGCCGTTTTTGCCAACGGCTCCGCCATCGCAGATGCAGATGCAGACAGTCCTTCCTTGAGTGGTCGTCGAATTTTATCGGGGTTCGATTCCTCTACGATTGATGCACCCAGTGCAACCAAACCTGCCGCACTTTGGACTTTGGATACGGCTCCGCCAAGTTTTCCAACTCCGGGAAGTTTTACTTTTCCAGCGAGCTTAGCCGCAAACATCGCCGCCGCAGTGCCCAGCAATGCGTTGGTAGCCGCCGATGCGGCTGCCGTCTTCATAAACGCTGGCATTGCTCCAGACACCTCCCTCGACACTCTTGCCCTGGCTGCTGATATCTTGTTTTTCAGTTTGGATAATTTTTTAGATACGGGATTAATAAACTTCATCGTTACCGATTTGGGGGGTCGTCCAGACGCCAATAATTCTGCGGCACGACGTACGTCACGAAACGCAAATTTTTTCTTTCCAACAGTATCCGTAGTATCAGTAGCCATAGGGATTATCCTTTGCCTCCCCAATTGCTTGGCGGGTTTCCGAGGTCGGGTGCACATACAGGTTGCCATCCCGGTCTAGCCGCTGCAATACCTGCGTTTATAATAAAATCAATCACTTGATAAAATCCACCGTTGTATAAGGGAGTCGGACTTCTATAGTAAATGGCATCCACTGCATGGCCTTTATAGTTTGTTTGTCCGCTCGATTTTGTGATGTGACCATATTCAGGACCAGTATGAGCAATCACATATTCCACAAACTGACCGGCACCGTCTAGCGTCGTGAGATCAACACCAGTCGCCTTAAATTCATTCCACATCCGTTCAATTCCCGGATCTGGAACAGGCGCCGCAACGCCACACTCACTACTATCTCCAGGCCCATCCGCAGAACTTGCGCCACCGAGTGCCCCCACCACTAACATCGTCGCATTAATTTGTGGCACTTCAACGACGGGACTCATAAAATTTACCATTAGGTTCTGCAACGTTAGCCCACTAGTTCCTAGTCTAGCAGTGTCCGCATACGCGAATGTTCCAAAAAATTCTTTTAGTGGGCGTAGTCGATACATCTTAACCGCACCCGACCCAGTGGTGCCTGACCATGGCTGTGTGAGATTTAATTCCGTATCAGACGCAATCGATTCAACCACCACATCAGCATCAGCAATAAACAGAGTATCGCCTTCTGAAACATCCTCGGTAAACTTGGTGCTCACCCCAACAAGAGTTTTTGTTCCGTTGGTGTGCTGAACCGTGCCTCCCGACGGTAACGAAAACGCTTGAGGTGGCGGTGGTTCTTTGGCTGGAGCCGTCGTATCGGAATATAATATTGTTCCCGCCGCGGTTTTTTGGTCTTGAGTAAAATCGCCCAATTCGATACTCAAATTAATGTGTGCGTTATAGCTTTCAATATTTCCCACATCCTCGGGAGTATCAAATGCCCGACCTCGTAGTTGTTGGTATCCCTTGGGAGTTGAGTCGGGCCCAATGACGTCTCCGGCCCCTAATACTTGTGTCGCCCGATACAACGACGGATTCGACAGGGGCAGTTCGCTGGGTTGCTCCTGTAATTTTGAAAACGCCGGTTCGCCCGACGCGTCAAGTGCATCCTTTGAAAGAATAGAATTCATAGCTGACGCGAGGCCGCGCGCCCCTATTATTCCAGCAGCCGCACTAGCAGCAGTACTGGCAATAGTACCGGGTGAAACACTGGCAGCACCAGCAGCAGCAGGCAACGTTCCATCTTTTATTTGTTTAGACAACTTACTCATACTTGTCATACCGGCAGGCGACAGCGGTAATTTCACTGTCGGAACAAATATCGGCGGAATTGATGGTGCAGGATATGGTACAATGCCCATTGGAAGAGACATCATTGGCATGCCACCAGGCGACATTCCACCAATATCAACCATAGGTGAATTCAAAAAGATTCGTTTGGACGCTTTCATTTCAATATCGTCGGCCGTTATTTTTAATGTGCCTTTGACATTAATCGCTGCGTCATCTTTGGCGTCAATAATCAATTCACCTTTGCGTACATGCAACGTGTAGCCGCCCTCGACGACAATATTACAATCGCCCGATATCATTACTTCATTATCGCCGATGGTGATGTCTTGTCGAGTTTTAACCGTTTTATATTTCACGCCCCCATCTGGACGCAATTCAATGTGCGACCCAGACCGATGGAAGACGTGCACTCGCTCTGCGCCGGGGGTATCATCTATCTCAATCAAATGACCTGATTCAGATTCTGCCAGTATTGTATTAAACGGATAGGTCGGATTATATGCTGGGGCTTCCTCTTCGATTGAACCCGATCCGGCACCAAGTGTTGTGGCAGCAAGTGCAGAAGCCGTAGTGGGGTCCGAACAAAAAGCTTTTAATACTGCGGTAGTCGGTGGAATCGTTTGATGCTGACGAAACACTCGGGTATTTTTTGATAATGTGCTCATCTATCTCACCGTTCCCCCTGCTGCCGTCGTTCCGCCAGATAGCACCACCATGTTTCCACCAAGCACCGGTATCATAATCTCTTCTTGGGTCGACTGAGTTGAATTGGTTGACCAGCCTAAACGACATCCATCACCACTGACAATAATATCAGGATCGTAAATGCTGCCCGCAGTTCCCCAGAGATAGCCATATATGGAATTTTCTACGCGATGCAACACACCCCCGTGCTCGGTGGTATGGTAGGCAACCCAGAGACCCGATAGGTGATCGAGCACCACTGGTGTGTAATGCGCATCGGCGGTTGTAACTGTCGCCACATTCACTGGCTGACTTAGGAACACGTCATAGCACACCACTTTCGGGCCGGGAAACTGCACCCATGTTGCGTATCGACCCGAGGCAGACAGTCGCAAGGCACCCGACGGTCTCGTGCTGGCTCCTCCCCGCGCAAAACTATGACTATACCTACCGTCAATATACACAAACGCCGTGGTCGTGTCTGCATCGAGCACAATAGCCGTGCCGTTAAAAGAAATATCACCGACATGACCATCCGATGGAGTCCACGCTTGCGAACCGTTCAACTTCGGTGTGGCGCCGTCAAGTCGGCGCATCCATCGATTGCCACCAGAAGCTAAGGCATCGGCGCCACCAGTAACACTATTGAGCAACGGGGATGTGTTAGAGACAACACCACCGAGCACGGGTCGGATAACCAGCTCAAATACCGCAGGACTAGTCTCGCGTTTAAATGGGCCGGTGGTGATATCATTGAGCCAACCGCATACGGCTTTGGGTGTAGCGTTCGCGTCTAGCGCAATGCTACCTAAAGAATTGTATCGCACGTAGACACCCCACTTATAATATCGCCAAAATATAATCGTGACTTCATTCTAAATGTCCATCTCTGGGAATTTACTGAGCTGTTTGGCCTGAACCACATCCTGAACACGGACTCCGGGGAGAACACCCAACATCACGGGTTGCTGTGCGATTTGACCATCCAGAAAAAACCCCAAGACCCATGAGGATTCCTCTGGTGATTTTGCCCCGTGTGGATTACTCAACGGCGCCACCGGCAACGCCCACGGCAAATCTTCCTTGGGGAGTAGCGTTTGGTCAGAGGTATGATATCCAAAAATTCGCACACGGGCGCGACCAATCTTCAGAGGATCGTTGCGGTCTTCTACCACTCCAATCCACCAAAAGAATCCATTTTTGCCCATAAAATCGTGGGCGCTAATGGAGCCAATGCGATAGTTTTCTAGA